TGACTGATTGGAAACGAACAGAAGCTTCACTGTTTTTTATTGTAAATCCTTGCATATATCCGTCAAAAATCAATTGTGTGCTCTCTGAGGAAAGAAAAGCTTTATAGATTTTCACCCGTACCTTAGTATCAGGAATTGAATCCACCAAAAATCTAAATACTCCTCCTGAAGAAGTTACACCTGTCAGAGTACAATTGACCTCTCTTGCATGCCACTGTGAACTAATTTGTGATCTCTTTAGTGTTTTAGCTTGATATGTTACATTGTCAATTACCACGTTTTCATGGTAAGAAGTATAATAACCTTCATAATCAGTCCTTGATAATATGTAAATTTCTGCTGAGTTTTCTTGTTGTTGATCGTCAATCTGAGTAAAAAAAGTCATTATGAACTACCCCCTGTTGATTCATACTCTCTTACCAATTCACGGAAGATAATTGATACTTCCGCTATTGTATCGCTGGAATGAGTCATTGGGAGATCATCAGAATCAAATCTCACAAGTAGAATTCTACTTAGATATTTGATCTCTGAAGATAAAATATTTCTGTCCATCAAAGATTCTAATTGAAAGGTTTCCGTGCCATCACCATTATCAGTAACACCAGTGATTTTACGCGTGAGAATATTACCATTCTTTAATTCTATATAGAGTATCTCATACCCTTGATAAATGTCAGCAAACCCAGAATCTACTACAGTAATAGTAGTATCTAAATCAGAGATATCATTAGACAAAGTAAATTCATTTCTGTAAACAGGAAGCCAGAATCTTTTTAATCTCCCCTGCCTGTCATTGAAAAATTTCACAAATGTATAATAGTCAGAATGATTCGTAAACGTAAATGAATACTCTACAATATGAATCAAATAATCACTTATGTTTACTAGAGAGACAGGGGATTCAGAGTATTGATATTCGTCTCTGTTCATTGAGATAGAACGTGTTGGATCGTCCGCCCAATTGGGTTTCATTCTCAGAATTATTGATGAAGCTGATAAATCCAAAATGCTATCAGACATTACAACTTCTCCCTGTAAGTCATTTCCATTTCTATAGTATCATCTGTTCTATCAACAATCTTTACATTTGAAAGATAGGCTATCATACACGGATACACAATAGTAGATTCCTTCTGGAAAGAACCTGAAATAGAAGATGCCAGCACAATACTATATCCACTAGATATTGTTTCATATTTTGAATAAGGAGCTACTTGTGTTGTTACTTGTTCTTTTCTATCTATCAACATCACGTAATTAGTCAGCCATCGAAGGTTAAACAATTGTGGTAATGTTTCTTCTACTTCAAAATGTTCTAAGGTATCCATGCTTCCCGTACCACTGGGATGGATTGGCTCAGTGAATATCGGAAGATAAAAAATTCCTGCGTGCTTGCTTTCTACAAAATGCTCGAATTTTTGAGAACCATCTTTTAGTGAAACAGTGAAGCGTTCAACTCTATAAAAATCCCTTCGTAAAGGCCGTCTACTCTCAATTAGTTTTCTTGTTGTGTTGATTGCAGTACGCATGCCGAATAGAATACTCACACCGTAAATCCAATTAGGACGTTCAATGAAATAGTCTGAAGTTGTCAATGATGGATCTGTGTCCTCAAGAACACCTTTATAGTTGTGTTGTCCATATGCATAAGATCCATAAGCCATGTCAAACCCCCGACGTTCTCTTCATTGTTTCGATCAAAGCTGATTCAAGGAAGTAAATTGATTTTTGCAGATCATGGGTTTTCTTGATGATGTCATGGATTGTCAAGCTTGCCCCTTCAGTCAACTTCTGAATAGTTTGTGTATTTGAAGACTGTCCCTGTTTTTTCTCAAATACATGTTCTACTTTACAATCACAATCAATGAAGATTTTATATCCAGTATTGGAAGCATTATTACAAAAGGTAATATCGTCGCCAACCACTGCAAGTTGTCCTTCTGAATTACCAATATACCCATGACTAAACCATGGTCTCTTTACTTCATCGAAGACTTCCCTTTTAACAAGTAGAAAACCACCACCACAAAAATCAGCGATATGTACTCCTGTCTTTTCCCAAGACCAATCTTCTTTCTCATCCCCTCCCCCAGCGACACCATATTGTGGGCGATCACGCCATTGGTAATATCCTGCAATTATAGGTTTGTTATGTGAAAGAAGTTTTACAAAATCATTTATATTGAAACTGATATCATCATCAACGAATAAAATATGATCAAAATTGGAATCTTTAGTCCAATTGATATTCAAAAAATCTTTACTTACACACTTGTTTCTGTTTGCATCAATGAATGGGCCGTAAGATTCTCTTATCTCACAATATTCTCCAAAAGCTTCTTGAAGCTTTAAGATACACGGCCATACAACAGTTTCCTCTTTGTTAATTCCTCTAGGTAAACTAATTGCAATCCTAAACATTATTTCTCCTTTAAGAAGACGTACCAAGAAGATATACAGTAGATCCACTGGCAACTCTAGCTTCTATTTTTATTAGACCTTCCCCGTTAATTATGGTATGAGTTCCGGCGCTGTTATTACCAAATTGAATTAGCTCGCCGCTGTCAAGAATTAGGTTGCCCGCATTATCAATCTTGATACCATTACCACTTGTATTTTTTAGTTCTAATCCTGTTGTACCCCCAGCTTTTATTGGAACACCATCCTTTAGTGTGACGGCGGAAGCGTCCCATTTCATTATATCATCTGTAGCCTCTGCTCTGATTTTCCATTCCCTCGCGGCAAAATCATAATAAAACCCGCCATCAGAATCATAGGTTTGGGAAGAAGCAATCAATCCGATTTTATTTGCATCAGGAGCTAGAAAGGCCAAAAGGGCGTCCTGGCTATTTTCAATAGTAGCTACTGAGTCAGTGGGGGCGCCTAAGTTTCCCGCTGATCCATCATATACGTGAAGAGTAGTATCGGCACTTGTAATACCGTTACCCACGATCAAACGGCCGTTATTGTCCGTTAGAACAACTGGATCTTTTGTTTTGTCTGGGGATACCAATTTAGCATGCACATGCTGGGTAGTTACTATGGTATCTCCATATTCAGGTAGCATATCAATAATATCTTTATGGAATTGAACTTCCCTTGGTGACCAATCACTCGGTTCACCAACGTCATTTATTGTATACCCTTTGTATGTAATAGGCATTGTTTAAATTCCTTCCATGTTTGTTTCTTCCATCAAGATCTCTTTTACTTCATATGCACGATTTTTGATTACGTTGACAACCGACTTTTCACCATCTGACGTATTGACATATTGATCAAACAAAGAAGGATCAATGTAATTGATAATTTGGATTTTTTGAGTGGTGCTAACCTCACCGCCAGTTCCCTTTGTGACCAATCCACCTTCAGCGAAACGCAATGAAGGTCGACGAATACTCATACTTGGTACTGAAGAAAAAACAGATCTCGGAACTGATTTTCTATTAAGTGCTTCAAATACTTGTGGCCCATAATGAGAAACAGAATCAGCGGTATTTATGTATTCACCTTTTGATACCCTTGCTGTTACATCATCAGATTTAGGGCCTGTGCCTTTACGAACAAGACCCCCTTCAGCATAACCAGGGAATGTCTGTTGCTTGATTTTTGCGATTTGAATTCCAGTGAGTACGGCAGTAAGCGCCGCCATTACCGTACCGAGAATAGGCCCGTATTCAGCATACCCCTTTAGTATAGCCTGTGCGGCATTGATGACAGCCATTGCAATCTGTGCGCGTTTCTGTTTCTCCCAAGTTTCTTTGGCTTCTTTATAGCCTTCTTTACGCAATTCACTTTTCTTCTTTGCAATGGCTTCTTCACTTGCCCCCTGTTGTTTCATGTTATCTAAGATAGTATTAATTCGATTTCGTTCACGCTGCATTTCTAATTGGTATTGTTCCGCATAAATTTGTTCTATTGTTGAAACAACTTGGGAAACCCCACTCACCCAGCTATCAAAGTTTTCTTGTCGTTGTTGAGTGTATGCTTGTTCAATTTCTTGACGGTGTAGAGCGTGTACTTCTGTTATTTCATCTTTAGTTGCTTCATGCTCTTCGAGTAAAGCAATCTCTTCTTCATGCCGTGCTTTAATAGCTGCGATCTCTGCATCATACCTATCTTGTGCGGCAAGTCTGGCTTGAGTTACACGCTGTTGAATTGTCTTGATTAGTTCATCGTTTCTTTCCTGCTGCTGTGTAAGGGCTTCGTTCTTTTCCTTAATCGCATCAGCTTCTTCTCGTTCTACTTGTATTACCTGTTGCTGAATTTGAAGTTGTACGCTCTGTATTTGGGCTCTGATCTGACGTTGTTTGTTTTCATCATTCGTCAAATCAAGTATATCTTCTAGGTATTGTATTTCCAATTGTCCATATTCAGATACCATTTTTCTCTTAGCACTAAAGAACTGACTTGCTGAAATTAACCCATCATCATAAGCCTGACCTAATTCTTCAAAAGCAACTTGCATCTGTGTTTGAACTGTTCGCATTTCCGCCATCAAAGCAGAAGCAACGGAAGTACCTTTATTAATACCACCTCCTCCACCGCTGGGGGAAGCTGGGGTAGTTGTGCTGGCGGTTGTGGTTGTGGTTGTAGTTGTACCACCTTCTTTAATTTGCTTTCTGAAGTCTTCCACCGAGGGGACTAGTTCACTTTTCTCCTTTTCAATCTCTACAAGACGTTCCTGGATCTTTTGTATTTTGAGGTAGGTTTTACCTAACTGTTTCATTGTATGGTGTTGACTTTTGTACCATTTACCCTTATCTTCTTCTAATTTGTTAGCCTTCTCATTCAATTTGTTCATCTGTTTTCGCAACATTGCTTCTTCGTCAAGCAATGTTACAAAACGTACATTCGGATCAGTGTTTAGGATATAGCCCCATCCCTTAATGAATTCCATAATCGCAGGATTAAGCTTTGAACCTAGAGTAATGAATAATTCATTGAATGCATTTTTCATTTGTTTAATTTTGTTTACAGGGGATTCCTCCATAATACGGAATGCCTCTTGCATCGCGCCTTTAGAATTATCCATCTCAAGCATAGATTCATTTAATTGATCTATGTTGTTTGTCAAAGCAATGATTGCTTGTCCTGCACGGATATCAGGTATGATCGCACGTAGGGCTTGTATTCTTTCGGCATCTGTTTGGAATTTATCTAGAATTGGTTTCAATGTTCTAAGGGTTTTCACCCATCCATTTTGCCAAACAATCCCCATATCTTTCATTGCTTCTTTTGCATCCTTAGTAGGCGAAGCAAGCGCAAGAATTCCACTACGTAAATAAGTAGTCGCGTTAGCAGTGGCAATACCACCTTTAGTCAAGGCTGAAATTGAGGCGGCAACTTCGTTAAACTCTACCCCTGCCGCGCTAGCAACAGGTAACACCGTACCAATTGCCGCCGATAGTTGAGGAAAGGTAGTTACACCTCCCTTTACAGTTTTGAACAGCTTGTCATAAATATCTCCAAGATCCTTTGTTGACTTACCATAGGCATTCATTACAGCAAGTCCAGCATTCGCCGCAGTTTTTGTATCAGTCACCCCGGCAACCGCTGCTCTTGCTGACAAACCAACAACCTTTAGTGCCTGTCCACCCTGAACACCAGCGGATACCACATCATAAAGTGCAGAAGACAATTCTTTGGCTGATTGAGGCACTCTACGGGTGAGATTAAGAATCTGGCCTGAATAAGCTTTTAATTCTTTACTGCTCTTCCCCATCAGTGTATTGACTTCTAACATCTTGTGTTGGAAGGTAGCGAATTCCCCATGTGATTTTTTCAAGGCGATTGTAATTCCACCGATTACAGCAGTTGCCGCAATCCAAGAATTACGGATCTCTTGTCCAGTTTTTCTAACTGTCTTCCCGAAACTTTCGGCTGAACGTTCACCTTGCGCTAATTTCTTTTTTAGATCATGAACCTCACCTTCCAATGAGATCAATAGTTTGGCTATTTCTTCCTGACTTGCCACAACTTATCCTTTCGCAAGTTTTTTTAATTCGTCAATACTTGCTTTTGAAGAAGCTTTCGCTAACTTACTCTCTCGTTGAACCTCACGGTGTTGTAATGACTTTGCGTATTTATCAGGGGCGTGAAATACAGAAAGTAAGTCAATCATAATACTTTCTTGGTTTTGCATTCCAGCTTGATAGTATAATTCTAGTTTGTCCAGACTATACTCCCATAACACTTTACGTTCATTATGTCCACGCGAGATCAGAAATTCAATTGTGCGAATAAGCCCTGTGTTTACATCTCCGACAGAAGATCTTTTAGGATTTTCATCACAGGGCCGTACAAGTTTTTTAGGTATCCCAAGTTTTGCTTTACAATTGTGATGAGCATAAAGATACCGTCATCACCAGGTAGGTTGATCATATCTTCTTCAGTAGCATCTACTGTAATTGACATAATCACTGGGGCAAGAGGTGCAACCGTTTTTACTATCATTTCTACTTCATCGGGGGTTATTGAATCGCTAGATGACAGCTTGAACTCCGTACCATTGAGGAGTGTTTTTATTCTATCAATATATTGTGTAAGCTGAATGATTTTTCCAAAAGACCATGGACGTACGCTATAGCCAGCAATTTGAACTTCATCAACTAATACTTCAGCACCTTTAGGCTTTTGTTCACTCATTGTGCTTTCTCCTGTGAATAAAGAAAGGGTTAAGAGGTTTCCCTCTTAACCCTAGATAGACATTGTGGAATATGAATGATTAGCTAACAGCACTATCATTCTGGGAGGTGTCGTAGATCTTAAACCATGGATCGGATGCATGGTTTGTAGCGTCTTTAAGAAGTTCAATTTCAAAATCCATAGTCGCCCACTCTTCAGAGATCATATTGATATCACCAGCGGGTTTAATCTTCCCACGCCAGATCTCAATCTCATAAGTAGGTCCAACTTGAGGATCACCAACAAAACGAACGAATACTTCAAGAGAAGAATCTTCCATTGCTGATAAAGTGGAGTATTGCGTTGCATCGTAGTTGTAGTCTACATGCACCGTTTGTCCTCCACTCAAAGATCCCCCACTCAAAGCTTTAATACGACCTACTGTTTTGTCAACCTCATAATCTGTGCCTTCTTCATATGTGGTGGTATGTCCTTCATTCGTCACCACAAGTGAATGCACGTTTCGTCTTTCAAGTTTTGTCCATTTGTTGATGTACACCATAGCTGATTCGTTTACCTGGTGACCTGTCCCTTGAGAGAAAGTACCCTCTGAAGTTCCAAGTATTGCAAGCATCAAGTTCCAACGGCTGTATTCATCAGTAGTAAACTTTGCCGTGAACCCTGCTGTGGTATCTACACTTTTATCTTTCTCTTTAATTCCTCCCATACTTTCATAATGGTCAAGTGTTTCGACTGAAGGAGTGATTGCAAAAGACGGACAATTACCAATGTCAATCTCTCCTGTACGATTACCATTTGCATCTAGCAAGTCAAGATACAACTTTCCTTTTCCGAGCATATAGTTGGTCGTGCTAGGTGAACGCTCTGACATACAACCTCCTTAAAAGGTTTGGGTATTAGGGTTTACTGCATTCGTTCTGTAAGTGACATTCCCCCACGTATCTATACCACCGGACAAAGAATCGTTAAAGAATTTATCTGATCTTGTTTCCAAGTAAGAAGCACTAAATTTCTTCATCGCTGGGGAAGTGTATAGAACTCTTTTTATCTTGGCTCTGAAGTTTTCAGCATCCCTCCAAAATGTTTTACCATGCGTCCATAATTGTAGATGTAAAGGAAAGATTGATTCTTCAAGCCTATTCACTCTTCTAACTTCCTCCACCTCATCCCACACTACCACAAGAGGTAGAAGAGCAATCTCTATCTTTCTCGTTTCTGGCGGATTAATCAACACGGTAGTTATTCCTTCTACCCCAGTGATCAAACCTCTTATTGTATCCATCAGAGAAAGCTTTACGCAGTCACTTGACATAATGTTTTACCCCTAGTTCTAAGGATCTTATAATTTTCTTTTTAATCCATTTTAACAATTCATTAGGGTTAATTCTTGCTTTTACTTTTACTGATTTTTTCAGTACAAACAAAGGAACAATATCACCATGTGCCTGTCCAGCACTCTGACCCCGAACGTATTTTGATTGACCAAAAATAATTTTGTTTCCTGCCTTTGAATCACGTACAAATGTATTACCCCATAGATTAGTGTCTGTAGCCCTTCCTTTTGCCACTCCTGATCTAGTCTTTGCCGCCTTGAGTGGTATAGTAAGGTACTGTGATGATTTAGGTGTAATTCTTGTTTCACCTTCACCTACATGTACACCAGCGTAGGCCGTTCCAATAGTAACTCCTCCCTGAATAGTATTTCCTTTGATTCTCCCAACCTTTGGCTTGACACTTGATCGAAGTTTTCCAGATCTAACGGATAATTTATCTTTTGTCGTACCTCCTGTCATTCTATTTTGTTTAATATGAGTAGCTAAAAGAATTGAATTTTCATCAAGTACATCTTTTACTAATTCACTCATACCTTGGGATACTTGACGTATTCTATTTTTGAATTCTTGAAGGTTCATCACGTATAAATTCATAATCAGATCCTAGAAGTCAAATCACCGGTTTCATAATCATTCCCCATTACATCGGCAAGTGTTAGAGCATTTCCTGTATTAGGGGGGACAATCAATTCTCCTTTTTCTAGCATAAGTTGTGCTGTGTCAACATCCACGATTATTTCTTCACCATCACTTTTTCTAGTGACTGTGACAAGATCTGCCATTGTCAACCTCCCACATGAATCTTTCGGTGTCGATTCAACACTTCTCTAAAATCTCTAAGGAGTTCTCCATCATTATACTTTTGAATGGTGCCATCAGGAAAAGTGACACTTGACAACCCAGGATCTTTCCTTCTTCTATATTCAAAAGAAATTTGTTTCATCATCGGCCATTCACAAGCCGACGGTATAGTAGCTCTTCCAGTTACAGTAGAATCATCTAAATAGTCAACTACTTGATTAGTGATTTGTTCTATCAAATCTTCTATGATAGAATCATCATCACTAGTCCCTTTTAATTCAGGAATAAAAGCTGACTTGATTTTGTCCACTGAAATAGTAACTGACATATTAGATCCTTTCTTCAAGCATCCTTAATAGTGTGTGGGCTCTATTGTCAAATGAATGCTTCTCCCGAACCCATTTATACCCAGCTTCAGCTATTGATTCTCTCTTTGATTGATTTTTGAGATAAAACCTAATTTTTTCAACACAATCTGAAATATCAGAATACACTACAAGGTGCTCATTTATGTTAAACAATTCTGATAGCTTATCGGTCTTGTTTGTCAGAAGAAAAGTCTCACAACCAAGAGTCTCGAATGTACGATAATTGATATCATTTTTCACATTACGATTTAGATGAATATGATAGCTATTGATCGCTCTTACCATTGATTCACCGATCACGAATGTATCAAAATGTACATCCACGAATTTTTCTATATTCTTGTACCACTGTCGGCGGTTTCCAGGAAATAACCCACAAAAACCAACCTTATACTGCTTCTGTATAGAACGTTTGTCAATAAGATCTTTTGGATAACAGTTGGGGAACCATTGACAATTAAAACCATTTTTTGAGTACAAAGGGACAATACTTGATGTACTTGAAAGAATAAGATCAAATTTATGCTTCTTTGCAAATGACAGATGCGGGCCGAAACGAACATGACTATCTATTGTCCAGAATACACAATATGCATCTATATTAGATAAATCAGGAACCCAATTGTTTCTTTCGTAATTCTCAAGACAGAGAACAACATTTGCCTCTTTTATCAAATCATTTATGAAAGGTAAATTATAGTACCCTGGTCCTGTAACTACAGTTTCAACTTCCTTGCCTGTTTCCTGCAATCGTTTAAACGCACGAGACAAATTCAGTGATTCTCGGAAGTTTTCATTCTCCTTATGATGCCCGTGTTCTTGAAGTATTACTATCTTCATTTGTCCCCCGGATGCTTATATACTACATCAGGCATCATTCTAACACGTTCAGCAAAACGTCCGTATAATCGTTCTAATCCCTGGTGAATGTACCAAGGCTGATCGTGTAGATTTGATTTTCTCTTTTTGAAAACAAATGAGTCTTTTTTATCAAGCCATATTCTGAGTTCTTCAGCCCTTCGCGGAAGTGCATCGTATTTGATAAACATAATGTGATATGTCCGCTGGGGGAAGAGCCACCATCCGTTAAAATGTTGTTCTAATTGAAAGTAATCACGGCCATTTTTTAGATATGTGTCAAGATCCCATGATAGTTCTTGTGAGATACCCGCTATATCTCCACCCACATGTTTACAATGATCATAAGGGCTTTTTAAAAACCCTCTACGATGGAAAGATAGAAGTTGCAATCTTGGATCACCTACAACATAAACCATTTTAATGGGGTGATCAGTCTCTACTCTTGGATCTCTCCTATGTCCAGGCCATCCTTGACGGGTGAGACGATCAGAAGCCCATTCAGCTAATGCCCATGTTCCAACTCCACCAGTCGAGACAAGTCTATAATCCATAATTCAAATCCTTTCCATTATGTAAGTTTTGGAATGAATATGTATGGATCTGATTGAACCCTTACAGTGATCTATGTTCTTGATATTGTCAATAAGCCACTTGTTAATCACCTTTCTATCGTTATGTTCTTTCCCCGTAATGTAAGGTGAAAGCCATCCGCCTCTTTTCATGTCTTCAACGATATTATACCGATAGGAAGTCTTCATATCCTCGAAGACATAATACCCACCGGATACAACAAAAGGCCAAAGAAGTTGAAACGTTTTTAGAGTACGTTCATTTAGATGACTTCCATCATCCACCACAATAGACAAACGTCGATCAGCAGCCTTTAGAATGAGTTCAGTGGTAGATTCATCCGATTGATCCCCAATGATTATAGTTTTTCGTCCTTCAGCGTACTTCAGACACCCAGGAAGTACATCAACACCAATGATCTTCGCCTTGGGGAAAAACCGTTCCCACATGGCGAGACTTCTGCCGTGACGTACACCAATCTCTACCAAATTGATTGGTTCATTCCTAAACTTGGCGAAGTATCTTTCATAAACGTGAAGGTAGCTTTCCCCCAACCAACTATGATTCTTATCGGCTTTGTCGGTCCCACATACCAACCCGATTTGGTGTAATGAGTCTAAGGATTCCATACTGGTTTCTCCTCAATGGTATAAGCTTGTCCTATGAAATCCCATTTACTTTTCATAGGCTCTTTGATTGGCAACTCTACCCCAGTGAATCGTTTCCAGTTGTCATGTGCAATAGTATGTTCTTTTACCTTCGGCCAAACAAAATCACGGAGCCATACTTGATCTGAATAATGCATCCTACCAAGTCTAACAGAATCTTCAGCTACTCCATTACGTATAGACTCCATCCGTTTAAACAAAGCTTCTTCAAAATCAGGAATAAGTTCTAATAGCGGCTCTGTCCAGCATCCCCACATACCACCCATAAGGGGAGCTGTATGCATCCTGTGATCTCTTATAGAATGCACGGGGTATTTACTAGCTGTCCACTCTCGAATACAGTTCATTTCCCTTTCTGTAATACGAGAATCACAATCACGGAATACAACCCGTTTCACTTCAGGATCGAATACAGGATACAACCGATAATAAAGATAATCATAACCTTTTTTACTCAAGGGGAATTCATTAACTGAAACGCCAAGAGCAGAAAGAGCCAAACGAAAAGAATCATTCTTGTAAAGGTTTTTGGGAACATAGAACCGAATCTCCCATCCCCTATAGTGTTGTCTGGACTGAAGTACATTTTTGATTGCACCATAGAAATACATTGGGTGATTACCCCAAAGTGCAAAGCTGACAACACTTTTCTTTTTCATTCTGGCTTAACCTTGTTTACTTGTGAAACAATGAAGTTCACGTGATTATCAAGGGCTTTCTTTCTTTGTGCAAAAGGCATCACAACTTGACGGAGGCGCTTAAATGTTTCATCCCTGACCGCTGGGGAAAGTTGGCCGTTGTGCTCATGGCGGATATGAAGATCAGGTATATACTCAAGCATGCCGGTTCTTTTGGCAACAAGATACCACACAGTGTCTATAGCATCAGCCCTGAACAATTCACACATGAACTTACGTTGTGTTGCTTGGACAACTTGACGGGTAGTAACAAGATGCACACACATCTTACCATGTTGAATGTAATCATCATCACCGTATACAACTGCCCATCCCTTACGAAGGTTAATCCTTCCAAGGATTATTTTGTCGAAATCAGGAGTATCTACTACCATATCATCACCAAACATAGATACACAAATATCTTCACCCTTGAAGGGCGTTTCATTGTAACACTGATTGTACATCTTTGCGAGGTGTGGCAATTCATCAGGCATTTTTACCTTATTTGTCAATACAGCAACATTATTGTATCGCTGCCAGTATTTTAGATATCTTTGAGTAGGTCTATCATCTTCGTCAACGAGGAAAGTAAAGTAAATATGATCCTGCCAATTCTCTGCATTATCACGAACAGATTTGATAAACTTTTTCAATCTATCAACACGGCATCTAGTAGGAAGAAAAATGTTTATTGATCTAAAAAAAGTCATTGTTTCACCCCTTTAGTTTTTAGGTTAAAAATGTGTCCAGGCTGAAGATAGGGTCTTGTTGTGATTCCAGCCCATCCGTCAAACATTGCACCAATATCAAGTGCCATTCCACCAGCTTTACGAATATCATTGCAATAGATTTTACCAAGCCCACCGCCACCTACTAAGAAGAGCTTGCCATTCAACGGTGTATTCTGTTTAATCCATGATCTGATTTTTGTAAACAAAGTAGGAAAATGATCAGGCCCATCATAAGAATGTATGTATTTTTCTACTCCTGCATCCTTCCCCTTCCACAGAAAGAACTCTGGTGGTAAAATGAATTCGTGTACTTTTCCGATTTTAAATCTCTTTTGTAGTTCATCTTTCACATGTCTACTTGTTATCAATAAGACTTCTTTACGATTACGAAGAATACGATCAAATGTTGGAAAATCTCTCCACAAACGATAGATATCATAAAAGTAAAATGATGTCTTTGGATACACTTTGTGAACTCTAAGAAAACCTTCAATACCCTTCCACTTCGGGTAAGTGTAAGCTTCCTTAAAATTTGGTATACCGAGTAGATTGCAATTCTGATATGCAACTAAGATTAATTCAGAAAGAAGTCTAATTTCTTGTGTAGATAACTCTTGATTGCCAAACCATCGTGAAAACCTTAAACGTACTTCCTTTTCAGTTGACAAACCAAATAAGTATTTTGATACTTCGTATTCTCCATCCCCAAAGCGTAACATGGAAAATGGAGAACCCTTCCTCACAGAATCAACAAGTAAATTAGACAACTCAATAGGGGCAAGCCATTTAAAACCGCTCATGTTGTTTGTTCCTCCCCAGTGACGGCTACCTTAGTAACCAAACATCAGGATTATACCGAAGGTGTGTACGAGTTATTGCACCTACCCAACCATCGAAAATACTTCCAATGTCAAGAGCTATACCCCCAGCTTGTTTGATCCACATGCAGTAGATTTTACCCATTCCACCAGCACCAACAAGAAAAAGCCTACCCTCTGGGTTAGTTGATTTTATCCAATCCGGCATTGCCTTATACAATTCTGGGTAGTGTCTAGCCATTCCAAGGTGCGGGCCTATACATGGGCGCAACTGGGGAGGAGTGTGCATAACATCAACCCTCTTGAAACCTAATTTATCTTTCATCAAGTCACCAACATCACGACAAGTGATACAAGCAACTTCTTCAAAATTTTTGAATAGCTCTTTGTAAAGTCCTTTGATCTGCAAATCCAAAACGAAATCCATTGAACAAACCAAGTGTGAATCACTTACTAAATTAAAGTGATTCATGTATTTATGTACACTTCGCCAATTGACATTTATCTCAGCATGTCGTGTACCTGGAATTCCTATCATATCAGCACACTTGACAGAATTACGAATTTGTTCACCAAAGGTGATTCTATCACTCGGTGGCATAGGCTTTACTGAAAACCATTTATTGACTCTCTTTTCAAAATTTTCTTCTTTTGTAAACTTAGGATACCCGAGAATAAGCCCTTCACCATCACCATACCGAGTAAAACAATAAGGCTTTCTTTCTCTCAATGCTCTTTTCAGTTCATCAAGAAAATCATCAAAACCGATATGTTTACCGTTTGTCGGCAACATGTTCATCTTTCAGCCTCTTTCTTATGTGAGCCATTACATTACCAACCGTCAAGTTATTAAGGCACCGTATATGTTCACAACTTAGAAAACGATCAGTATATTGGCATGGTTGACAACTCAAATTAGCTCTTGCTATTGTAGCCATTCTATTAAGTGGGCTATTTTTTGAAACAACCGTCCCACCAAACAATACGATCATCGGTATCTTCAATGCATCAGCAACATGCATTAGTCCTGTGTCACTTGTCACAAGTAAATCCACTTGCTTAAGTACACTAGCTGTTTCTGTAATTGAAAGTTGGCCTACTAGATTCAAGTTACATGGAACGTCCTTCAATTCGTTTCCATTACCAATATTGATAATAGATAACTCTTCACCGTAATAGTAATGAAGCGCACGTGCTAGCTTTGAGAAGTACGGCCATTGTTTTTGTTTTTTCTGTGAACCACTTGCTCCATTGCACAAAGCGATTATTTTATCTTTTACAATAGATATTGGTAGATCATATTCTGTAATAGGCATTTCCTGATCTGGTGTTGTCCCCCGATACCCAATAGAACGAACAAGAGCCATATAATAATCAGTCTCATGCATCAATGTTTGTGACCAATTGATCTGATTGCCAAACATTGGAGCCCGATTTATGAATACTTGAAGACCTTCGCTACCCTCAGTATGTTTTGAATAGAACCAACGCTTATATCTCTGGGGAAGGGAATCGTGCGGATATTCGATTACGGTCTGAATGAGTGGGCTTTTATCCCAAATATCACGCAGGGCGTCTATACGAGAGTCACACCAATTACTATCTGTGCATATGTCAACTTGTCCACTTTTGTCCATTGAACAAAGAGCTTTAATAGCGGGAGTCATTTCTATGAAATTCCCAATACCATTTTTAAAGTAGACTATTGTTTCTGTCTTCATACAAAAACCTACTTTCTAAATAATGGTTTTAGTGCTTCCCGCTGATACATGTGAAAACAGTATAGATCAGCAATCAACGCAGTATGATACCCTGCTTTCTTTACTTTGTCGTAATAATCCACATCAACATGAAAGAAAGAATCAGTTTTGAAACCACCTACTTTCTCCCAAACCTTCTTACTTGTGACAAGAAAGAACCCAGAAAATCTTCCTTTTGCTTTTGTCATATCAACTACACGACCACGATTGCGATCATAAAGATCCTTTGAATATTTAAAATGCCACATTATATCGTAAGTGTTAGTAAGCTTATGATCCCAATTCCCATTTTGTGGCGTAAATCCAGCCACTGGGGGAGCTACCTGCAACCTGCAACCTATTCTATTTGTAAAGCAAGTGAATAGACCGACTAAATGGCCGTGCTTTTCTATGGCATCATTACAAATTTCAGGCCAATAGGGATTCATGATCATTACGTCAAAATCAATGAAGATGATCCAGTCCCCTGCATCCAACGCAGCACATTCTTTGTTGTACGCTGTGCCAATTCTTCGTGCTGGTTCATATGGTATTACTGTGCGTTTAACAAACATCTTTCAACCGCCTTCCAAAAGAGGAATGGAGCACGATCAAGCTTCTGTCTCAAAAACACAGTATCCGTTATATCAAAACCCCACGAAGCATGACCAACTTTCTCTTTGTCAATTATTGGTTTACATTTACACAAAGCCGCCTCAAAATAGATTCTCTCCCCCGCCCAATAGTCTTTAGGGAGGTGAAGCATATGTTCATACCTACCATAATAACTTGGCATGTGCTCATTTTCTACTCTTGGAAGGTGTTCTACTTTGACAGGCAACGGATTTTGAACTTGTCCGATTACAGCGTATTTCTTTTTAGGATTCTTCTTCATATATTCATCAATTCTATCGCCGCACTTCTTATAGTTAGGCACTAGAATTGAATTATGTTCTTTGTCAATCCCGTTGACTGAGAACAACTTAGTGTCAATAGCCAACGGGAGGGTAATAGAGTGCTTTTCAATTCGATTGCCAAATGTTTTAACATATCGCTTCTTATGTTCAGGGGAGATAAAAACATTTAATATTGATCTCAGGAAGAAAGGTGAAGACACATTCTGTCTTCTGAACTCTCTATAATCATGCTCATACTTTACGAATGGGATTGATCTTTCATGTAGATGATAACGCAAGCGATGAAACTGATCAGAAGTAAACTCCATGCAGTTATTCAATATCACAACATCACATTCATCAAGGATCTTCTCCTTGAATTTTGCAGGGGTGATCCCTACTATGTCAAATCCAACTATCTCACCAGCTTTGACAACCATGCAATTAGATAACTCAGCGCCACCCAACTTAGACATATCTTGCACCCAAGCAACTTTGGTTAAATGCTTGTACGAACTGAATTGATCTCTTTTCAAATAAGAGATATCAACTTGAATGGGTTTTGGAGTATTTTGTTCAGGGGCTTCTTCTCCCTTTATTTCTACTATCCCTTGTGAAGCTAGTTCACGTGCCTTTTTCTCTTCAAGGTAAACCGTTGGCCCTAAATGCTTCATCTTATCAGAGATCGGTTTACATTCTATCATTTTCGGTTCACTGTTCATTGCCCACACTCCTTTACAAAAGTAGGTAGAGGAAGTTTCCTTCCCCTACCTTCTCTTTAATCAACGACAAAGGTTGACTTTAGCTAGTGGCATCATTGAGGATTGCAAAAGCAATCGAAACACCAGGCTTTCCATCAACACGTGCAACGAAGCGATACGTGGTTTCGTCGTATTCAAAACGATTATGGATTGACGAATCAATAGTCATTTCTTGACGTACGCACCAGATATAATAGCCAAGATCGCCAAGAACAAGATCACCTTGACTACCAACATCCGGCACATTCCGAGTAGTATAAACCGGATAGCTGATCATGGTTTTTGGGTTCATTGTCTGGCCATTGAACGTCGCGTAATCATCCATGAAGATCGGTCGCTGGTTGTTATCACGAAGAGCACGCAAAGTTACTTGCGTTTTCTTACGAGTCAGCCAAACGAGATCACGGAAATTTTCATCCAATTCGGCATCCAGGTTCGCAACGTCCTCATATGAAACAGCGCCAGAAGAAGTACGCGCAACGATATTGACACTCGGATCGTTGACAATACCGAGAGGCTGTCCAGAACCAGAACCGGAAATTACCATCCGTTCCATTTCATACTGGAATGCCCGCGAGAAAAGCCCAGTGATATAATTGATGATATTGATCATGGAATCAGCAATAAGTTCATCAGTCAAGTGAATCAAGCCGATCAACTTATTTGCCGTAAACGTCAACTGCTCAAGCTGGGGTTTCGTCTTGGTTTTGTGTCCGCCCTCATCAGTCCAGTAGAGAGTGATTCCACCGAAATACGATCCAGCGGCTTGAACCAACCTAGGGATTTTAAGTGTGTTACTATTCATGGGAAGACGCCATACCTGAGAGAGAATTGGACTTTGTGCAGTCGCAAATTCAATCACGGTTGCAACGTATTCCACCGGAACCAACACACCACCATCAGCAGCAACCCCCTCGGACATTCCCGCTGCCTTATACTGCTCACGGCACTTTTCATTGTGATCCTTGATATTGATGCCAGCATCAGCAATTGCATGGGGTTGGAAGTTGCACTTGACAATTTTTGCAAAAGTTTCCAACTCAGGAGAAAGCCGTTTAAACGGTCCGCCAAGAGATACCAATTGCTTGGCAAGAATCGAACCATCATCCATTGCATTAAGACGCTTGATCGCAGGACGCTTATAGCTTTTGTGGAAAAATGCAGTATCCACAATTGCCGGGTTATCCCCGACAGCCTGCATCCCAGTACCGAAATCACCATGCGGAAAGATACTCTTACGAGTAGCGTTGACAATCTCTTCTTTCAGATTATCAACTTCTTCTTTAGTTGACGTTTTGACAATTTCACCAACGATCCCCTTGAGATCATCCATTGTCAATTCTTTTGTCTGGGTAGTAGTGTCCTTGGTATGAGGAGAACCACCAGCAGGCCCGCCAGAAGGTTCACCACCCTGATTGGGGTCTTTGCAACGAATACGAGTAATAAGAGGAGCAATACCTTTTTTCTTCTTTACCAACATAACTAAGCTACCTTTCCACGAAGTGAATCAAAAGCAGTTTTCACTTCACTTGATACGAATGATT